AAACGTATTATTAGCGTTTGCAATACCGGAATTTAATGATATATGTGCAACACTATGAGAACCAATATTTTCAAGCGAAGGAATACCAACTGGAATAATATCTTGGATAAGTAAACCTGTGCCGCTAAGAAAGCCAGATGATATTCCAACAGTCTCAACTACCCATGCCCAATTTTCTTCGGATGGAATTCCTAAACCGTCTAAATCAATAAATTGCATTTGTTAAACCGCCCGACTTAAATCTTTTGTAGCAAGAAGTATATCCTCATCTTCCATTAATAGAATTTGATTTCTTAACGACTCGATGTCCTGCACCTTAGGCATAATGGTTAAATCAACATAATCTTTTCCGCCGGGAATTGATTGAACTAAAAATCCGTCTAATTGAATGTCACCTAAAACATAATTTACTGTTCCTACATTTCTTTGAATAATTACTTGTTGGTCGTTAACTATTCGAAAAAGATACAACGAGCCTTGGCCGTCGTCTCCAACGTAAGTTAAAATTCCTTTAAATATAAAACCTGAACTTGTTATAGCCGACAACCCGTTTGCTGAATCGCCTCTGTCCACTGGATTATTAAGTTTAATTTCAAACTTGGTCGGTACGTTGAAGGGAGGAAAAATTCGATATTTCATATTAATCGTTGTTAAATTACCAGTAATAGCAGCATCGGCAGCATCGATAGCTTGAATAAATTTACTGTATCTAAAATCTGAATCAAAATCATTTAATTCTGTGGCTCTAAAATCCTCAATAGCAATTTGAACTCGGTTTTTAATATCCGCTTCAGACAATGTGGTATTACTTGATCTGTATTGGATTAGACAATTTACTTGAAGCCTTAAAAATTCTGGCTCCACGATTACAACTTCAATCGATATAGGATTCCTTGGCCGGATGTATGTATTAATTAGCGAAACTTTTTGATCTTCGGACAACGTTAAACCTGTGAACGGCTTAAGAGACACAAACACCCTACCGTATTGCGGCGGCACTTGATCTTCTCCTCCCCAGACTCTAAGGTATTGAATACTGGGGATATCTTTTTTAATTAGTGTTTCATAATCCAACCTAGTCACGGCCCGGTTTTGTGCATCGTATGCTAGAGGCGCAAGTTTTTTAACTGAATCGACCGATTCTTGATCTACATATCCACTAGCAGCCACGGTTGTAGTTATAACAGAAAAATCATAACCTCCAATTTTTGTTAGTGGTAGGAATCTTTTAGAACCTAATGCAGATCCACCTGAAGAAACCACATATTCTGCAATAACAATATTTCCGTCAATTAAAGCTTTGCCAATTGCGCCGTCACCAAACACTATTTCGTATCTGCTATTAGTATTTTCTTGCAAAAAATATACTTGATCGTCCGGTCCTATTTCATTTAAATCTTCATGTAAATTATATAATTTTATAACAGGAGTACTAGCCGAATCTTGAACAGTAATTTTAAGTTGCGTAGTATCTACATTAGCGTTCGGTATAATAAATCTTTGCTGAACAGAGCCAGATGCTGAAAATGTCCATCGGTGAGTTAATCGAATGCCTTCAATTAAATTAATATCTTTTGCGATATATTTTCCGGCGTTAGGTTGAATTAAAAAAGATTTTGTTGGGCTAAAAGTATAGCGTTGATTATCAACGATAGAATAAAATCTTTGATTTAAGTCCACGTACACTGAAGAAGGATTAGGATTTCCAGGGCCTTGACTTGGGAAAATTTCTATGTCGACCGTGGCTACGGTCGAGCGAACAGATCGTGGAGTATAACCTAAATGTTTAGCACGTGACACTACACTATCTCTTTGAACGGCACTATCAAGAAACATCTCACTTGCGAGCATGTTTAAATAAAATCCATTATATGCTGTGTTGTACGCGAGGATGTCCAACAAAACTGATACGCCAGCACCGTCAAAATCGTAATCTTTAAATTGGTCTTGTGCTTTTAGAAAAATTTTTAAGTTATCTTTAATTTTTGTAAAATCTAATTCTGTGAATTTTATTTGCGGCATTATCTTACTCTTTCCAAAAACATATCTACAGTAGCAATTTCCGATATTGCATCAATCGCAAAAGTTATAGTAATATTATATCCGTTTTCTTCAATGTTAGAATTTGCTACAACGGAAAGAAGAGATGCCCTTTTTTCGGATTTTCTGATTACATCTTCTATAGCTATCTCAATACTTTTCTGCGTCAGCGGATTTATGGGTTCAAATAATAATTGTTGAATTCCTGAGCCAAGCCTAGGTTGAAATAGTCTTTCATACACGCCAGTCAGAACAAGATTACGTATAGATCTTTTAACAGCATCGGCGTCTTTGAGCGATATAATATCACCTGAAGTTGGATGAGGTATTAAATTTAGATCTAGATCTTTATATCTTTTAACTATCGACGGCATATGTTTTTTTAACTCCAGGTATCTGAGAGTTATTTATGCATCGTTATTAACTGTCGCTAAAAATATAGGAGGTAGAGCCACATTATAACAACACTAGTATATAGTCCTGTCAGCAATATTAAAATATTAACTGCATTAATTTGCGTCAAAAAACAGACTGCAAGAGAAGCCATACTTTTAACTAATAACAGCCCAGATTCTATTCCAAAATGTTCCATAACAAATTTAACTATGGGATTACCTTCGGCAGATAAACCAGCAGCATTTACGCCCCAGTAAGTCAAAGTGCCGTCAGCCACTTGAAGAAGTATTAATCCTATACCAACTTTTTCACAGAGCCGCATGGCGCACCTCAGAGGACACAATTAATTGATAATAATCTCCAATTTTTAGATACATTTGAGTTGGATATGCGCCGCCAGGCTTTTTAAATCGATAGTGGAACCTATCGCCATTCCCAAATCCGGCTGATACGCCGTGCTCAATTACTCGCGTGCCAGGTGTGTGGACTGGCCTAACAACTTCCCATTGCGTAATTGAAAAATCTTTATGGAGATATTTAATTGTAGCCGTTTCGAGTTGTCCAGTGGGCAGGGCTTCGACTAGTGATGCCGGTGCGTCTGTTTTGCTTAAAGTTACTGCTTTACCATCACCTTCTGAAATCGGTTTCCATAGATCACCTGAATGATCTTCCCACAAAAAACCCTCTTTTAATGTTGATGCGGCAGTAGGTGCAATAAATTCGACTTCTTCCGCAATGGCTAAACACGGCAGTGGCATAGCCGGAAAAGGTTTACCCAGAGGAGACGAACCAGCCGTAAGAGCAAAACGGACATTAGCTTCCATGATCGGAGTTACTGCATAAACTTGTGGTGCTTGAAAATGTATTGCAGTACCAGCCTCAAGACAAATTTTTTCTTCTGCCTTTAATAAAATATTGCGGCCGGACACGATGTGAATATCATCTTTTTCGCAAGTAATTAATATTTTACCATCTTGAATTAATATCCTATAATCTCCAACAACTACCGTAAAACTACTACCTTCAATTTTAGTATTTTCGTTGCCTCCGACTGAAGTATTTTTATCTGCGCCCATTTCTCGATTTTGCGGTCCGCCCGACTTTAAATTCATTTCTGAGCCAGATTGAATTCGAAAAGCCATGCCAGCGGTAAAGTTTGCAAATGAAAGAGTAGAAAAATTGTGTTCTTCGACAACAAAGTGAAAACCCTTTTTCACAACTTTATTTACTTGTGTTCCGTCGGGATGAATTTCCGTAAAAGTGCCAGATCTATGATAATCGTGGAGTCTTTCTGCGCCGGGCGTATCGTCTATTTCTTTGTAATGACCAGATTCACTTTCGTATACGTGATTGTAGGGATATACGGCGGCATATGGCGTGATCGGTTCTGCAAATGCTTCTGCCTCCCATGCGCTATCTGAGCCAACGCCGGTACCTTGATATGATGCTGCTTCTGCAACTGCAAGTTCGCCTTTTTTTTTGGCAATAATTGTTTCTTCAATTTTTTCGTTTCTTGAAATTCTCGGAGTGGTAGGCTCATTTAAATATGGTTCGAGAGGATAACGACTCATAGGAAATGCAACAGTAGTAACCTGTCCGCCTGAAAAAATATTATTACGATTTTCACCTGTTACATTTTCGTCGGTCGAATCAGGATTAGTAATTTGTTCTGCATCTTCGGCGTTATAAACTCCGTCGCGGTTAACATCCCATTTGTAAAGCGCAGGTTTATAATTTTTTACCAATTCGCCAAAAGCAACATTGGTGCCAGGAAGTTTATTGGGATCGTCAAAGCGGCCTAGTATTTCTACTGCCTCTTCTTCTCCTTCCGCAGACCCCGCAATAGGGGAAAATTCTGGGGGTCTGGGTTGCA